ACTTGGGCGAGGTGGCAAAGCTATCAGGTCGAAGCTCGTAAGAGAAGACAGGAAGCTAAGAAAGCAGCACAGAAAGCCTACGAAAAGAGAATGGAACAGATACAGATAACATCTGGTATACTCCTAGCGGTCACTGTCTGTGTCCTTGGGATATACTATCTAGGTGTCTATCTGGAAAGGTGGTAAATGCCAGTATACAAAGTGAAAGGTGGGTACCGTTGGGGTAAGACAGGAAAAGTCTATAGAACCAAAGCCGAAGCAGAGAAACAAGGACGTGCTGTATATGCTTCGGGCTACAGGAAAAGAGGGGCAAAGAGAAAGAAGGATGGCTAAGAAACCTAAGCGTGATGCTTGCTACAAAAAAGTAAAGGCCAGATACACACGCAACGGTGGTACTTGGCCATCAGCTTATGCTAGTGGTGCTCTTGTTCAGTGTCGTAAAGTAGGTGCTAAGAATTGGGGCAATAAGAGTAAAAAGAAATAAAATGGCTAAGACTAAAAATTCTCTAAGGACTTGGTTCTCTCAGAACAAAGGCACAGGATGGGTCAACTGTAAGACAGGTGGGCCTTGTGGACGTAAAGACAGAACTAAAGGTGCCTACCCTGCTTGTCGTCCTACAATGGCTCAGTGTAAGAAGGGGCCAATGAAACGGAAGACAAGCAAGAAGAGGGTAAGCTGGAAGTAATTAAGCTGGTTGTCGTTTCTCCCAAGTGACACACTGATAATCTACCACAACGAAACCAGCAGCTTCAAATGCTTCAATGCCACCCCCGATCTCAAACATACACTGTTTCTCTGTAGGTAAGATACTTCCAGTAGACTGAACTTTACACATGGACATATCCTGCATACAGACTAAGAGCAGGGGTGTAAACAACATTTTAACTTCCTTCCATTTCTTGGATTAGTTTGTCTAGGTACCACCTAGCTTTCTTCAGGTCTTCTACAGGCTTCCCCTTGTAACGATACCGATGCAAATACTTTTTGGTATTACCTTCTAGGTACCCTAGGTACATCATGGTATCCATGTTGTCCTTCATATAATCAATACACTCAATAGACCCATCTCCATAGTGAGGTGGGTTATTTATTAGGTCACCCATCTCACTGTCAGTAAAGAACTCCATTTGGCTCATATGTTAATCAACTCCGCTTTTGTAAAAGGTACGTGAAAGAACTGTTCACCCTTCTTGATGTAACGTCCCTTAGCTTCACGTAAAGAATCTTGTGTCAGTAGTGTGTCTTTGATACGCCATGCCTGACGTAAGTCAGCACGAAAGACATAGAAGTTTAGGAAACCATCTACCTGTCTGTCTAACAGACGTTGCTTACGTTCAGGTATCCGTATCTCTTTCCAATCTACAGGCCAGTCCGATTTCCAACCTGTCTTAATCTCAGCCTCGTTGAAGTATGTATGGCCATCCTTCTGACTGACAACATCGACACTGTAATTCTCTTCGTTATTGACAACAGTGTGTCCCTTACTTTCAAGAAATAGTACTAAGGCTGTACGTGCAGGGCCATCATATGCTTCATACAAAGCCTTGCTAAAGTTCTTACGTATCTTTGTCACCAAGGTATTCCTTTAATTCTGTGTAACCACCAATATGTTTACCTGTGTATGTCCATATCTGTGGTACTGTCTTTATATCAGCTTTCTTAAACAAGTCAAGTATCCACTTGGACTCTTCAAGGGAGTAATGACTAACACTACCCCCTTTAGAGTTGATAAGCTGCTTGGCTTTCTCACAGAAAGAACAGTTCCGTCGGCTTACCATTACGTACATCATTATGTTAGCAACTGATGAATTGCTATTGCTGTTGCAAATACTGCGTATAATTCTAACATATTTTCTCCTATGCGGTTAGGTCTACGATTTCACAGCTATCACCTGAACAGGCCATAGTCTGCATTCCTACGGTGTTATCAGACTCTTCATAGTTTGTCAAGAGGCTCCAGTCAATTTTTTCTGGCATATTCTTGGCTAACTCTTCATACTCTGACTTGCCGATCTCTTGGTAGGGTGCCTGTTGGTACGTGTGTTCGTTGTAAGGCAGGAAGGATACCCCTGACATTTCATCGAAGTGTTCGTACACGAAAGCACCTACCTCGAACCACTCATCCTTACGGACGTTGATAGTGACTGAGGGTTTGTGTTCACACCAGTGACGTTGGAACATCAACCATGTCTCTAACTGTTCAATGGCTGTCATGTCTTCAGTGACAACAGCACCAGCAGGTGCCTTGACAGGGAATGAGAACACTGTTGTCTGGTCAGGCTTGAACACATCAGGTTCGTTAGGGATACCCTGATCAATCATGAACTGTGTCAAGGGGTCTTTGTTATCTCCTCTAACGGTTCTAATGTAGTAGTGACTATGTCGTGCGTGGATACCAGAGGCTGAATCGACAAGCTGGGAGACTGTTCCGCTTGGCTTGACACATGTAATAGCAGCACTAGGGTTAATGCCAAGATCACCACTGAGCTTGTTATTAGTATCCTCAGCAACCTGTCTAAGGTGTTCAAGAGTTTTAGGTAGTCCATGATTTTTACTCGTTAGTAGAGGGTTGTCCATTATCCCTGTGAGAGACACACCGAGCAGTCGTTCTGCTTCTGTATTGTTTGCCCACACCTTTCGCAGATATGGAAACTTTGTGTAGGTTGACTGGATAGTTCCCAGAATAGTTGCCAACTTGACTTTTCGTTCCAAATCATCGACAGTGTCCGTAGCACGGACGACAACCTCAGTGAGATTGCAGAATTGATATGGTCGAAGGATAATCTCTGAGCAAGGGTTAGTTCCGAACTCATGTTCAGGATCACGTCTGCCATACTTCGCAGCCTGTTTCTTAGATGCTTCACGGTTAAATACTCCACGTTCACCAGAACCTGATTCCACAAGAGACATCCATTCACGCATAAATGACAGACTGTCAGGTTTCTCTGTGTATGCTACACTGTTATTAGCCAAGGCACGTTGAGGGTTCTGTTCCCACCACTGACCTGACTTAGCATGACGCATACGATCATCTGACAGGTTAGACAGAGAGATCATAGCTGACCGACGTACACCACCTACAACAACAACCTCACCAATCTTACACATCAAGTCGTGACATTCGATAGAGGATAGTTTACGTCCCTGTGCATCCTTGAATACTTTGACAGCAAAGTTGAACAGGTCAACCAAAGGTGCAGGGCCAGAGGCACGTCCACCGAATGTCTTCAGACGTGCACCAGCAGGACGTACTTTAGATACATTCCATTTAGGAATCTCACCTGCCCACAGCAAAGCTAGTAGCTGACGGAATGCCTTAGCCCAACCCTCTTTACTATCCTTGACCATGATTGTTGTCTCACTGTCAAACAGTTCAGGCACCTCAGGTAACTTCTGAATGTACTGACGTTCGACAGAGAACCCGACACCTGTACCACACAACAGAATGAACATAGCCTCGTCGAATGATTTAGGATCATCGACAGGTAGGTATGAACAGTTGTACCCTGCTGTGTTGTCACGTTCCAAGGCAGGGCCAGCTGTCATCATAGCTCTCATAGAGGGCATGACTTCTAAGTTCAGGATAGCTTGCTCTAGTTGGTTGACGTAGCTGTCATCCCCTAACACAGGACGTACCACATTATCCATGTAGCGTCCAACAGTCTCTGACCAAGACTCACGTCCCTTACCATCAACGTAACGTGCGTAACGTGATGTGTGAATGAAAGACTGGTAGTCTGTTGGTAAATAGTTGTTCATCTTTTATCTCCCTCTCCTGCGATCTTACCTCGACGTTGGCGATCACGTAGTTTCTTTAGGTTCTTTATAGCAACGTCCTGCATATCAACATTCAAGTCACGACACAATGCGGCAATGTACCACAGACAATCACCAACTTCATCAGCGATAGCTTCACGATTGAAGACACCATCACGCATGATCTTCTTTACCTTGTTAGCTACCTCACCAGCTTCTGCTGCAAGACCCAGTGCAGGGTAGATGATAGCATGTTCCTGTTTATAGATAGCTGTCTTCGATGCCATCTGTGAGTATTCGTTCATACTAATGAAGGGTTCGCTGTAGTATTCCCATGCTTCTAAGTCTGTTTCGTTAATCATTCTTCCCAACTTTCTATCTCTTCTTCTTCGTTACTTGTATCGATGAAGTCATCAAGTTTCAGTAGACCCTCTTCGTGAAGTAGCTTGAACACATGATACTTCGTAATGTCTGCGTTTTCTAACACGTAGTCTGTGTCGAAGTCTTCGGCCAGAACTGTTAGTTTATCCTCTATAGTCAGCATTGTCAAGACCTTTTCTCCTTGATCCATGAGAAAGGAATAGTTTCCTTAGCGTACTGGAAGCCATGTTTCTCACACCAGTCTGCATAACTTGTTTTAGAACCCTTTAATAACTTGGCGTTAGGGTTGCTGAAGACAAACCTGATGTCATATTCTGGATGTTGTTCTTTAACCATGAGGTGTTTCATTCTATCTGAAGGTAGGAACCTGCCCTTAGTTTCTATTATAATACCATTCGGTAAGATGAAGTCTGGTGTGTACGTCTTGATAGCTGGTTGCCAAGGTATCTTCAGAGTTTCATACTTGAACTTTACCTTGTGTTTCTGTAGAAACTTAGCTGTACGTTTCTCTAAGCCTGATCTGTAACGCACTGTGGTGGCTCCCATAGTTGGTTAGGGTAACGACGTAACCAGAGTAGTCTGGCATTCTCAATGACACGATCCTCTTCACCACCGTACTGGTGGAGACACTCAAGGTAATAGTCCGACTCAGTCTTACACTCAGCGACTATCTTCTCTGCCTTAGCAGGACCAACACCATACAAACCCTTGATGTTATCGGCACGGTCACCTGTGAGTATCTGCTTGTAGAAGAACTTCATACCATCTTCCTCTGACACAACTCTGTGCTCACCCTTTGTAGGGTTGTAGTGACGACAAGGAATCTGTAGCATGTCCTTGTCAACCGTAACGATGATAGCCTCAGGTCCAATCTCTGTAGCTGCTATGCCGATCAAGTCATCAGCCTCTTCACCCTTAGAGACAACAGCTTCCCATGCTTTGATCATGTGCTTACGGATAGTTTCCAAGTGTTGTGGCTTCTCTACATCCTTACGGTTACCCTTGTATGGGTGTGTGACAGCTAGGTCATAGCGGAAGTTTCCCTTGCCAGTAAGGAACACCTCGTAGTCTTCGACATCGTACTCCAAGACACACGCATAGATAGACCACTGAATCAAGTCGTCTACTTTATCTATTGCGTCCTCAACGTCCTGATCCTCACAGGAGAATGCAGCACGGTACGCAAAGATGTCACCATCAATGAGAATCTTAGGCTTTGTTTGCTTCTTCTTTTTCTCTGGCACGTTGACGTTCCTCGTCTGTCATTGGTGTTATATTGGTTCGATCTAGTTCAACTTCCATACCCTTACGCAACATCTCTACAAAACCGAAATTAAAGATAGCACCGAAGGTTGCATCATCCATGTCTAGTTTGACAAGTGCCGATCCATCCTCTCGTTCTTCCAAGGCTATAACTTTTATCTCACTCATTGTCCGTATCCTCGTAAGGCTGCCCATGAAGTAGGGAACAGTTCCATCATCTTGTCACTGATATGTGAGGCTACCTCACGTGACTCTGCTTGTGTGTCAGGCATACCACGTAGACGACACATATCTGCAAAGGCATCTAATGAACCTGACCAGTACCACTCTGTCATCATAGACTGAGGCAGGATCATACGTGCTTGTTCTGGGCAGACACCCTTGGCTAACAGATATTTGTAGTCATGCGTAGAGCTTTCTACCATGTTCTTTGCTAGTTCTGGGTCAAGGTCAACAGACCCATAGCTACCCTGCTTCACATTATCAGCACGTCCACGCCACTGATCAGGTACATAGAACTCAGGGTCATCATCAACATAACGACGAGACACTTCGTTCCAGCGTAGGAACTTATGCTTGACTAACTGACGTGCAACGAACACTGGTGCCTTGACGTGAAACGATGCAAAGGCATGTCCGAATGGGCTGATGTGCTTGTGCTTGGCTAGGTATGCAATCAGTCTACAATCTTTAGCTGACAATGCCTTAGCCTCTGGTGCACCATTAAATACGACATCACCATCAGACTTGACACGTATACGTTCTGTAGCTGCACCATTGTGTACTCTGGGTAGCCAGTCAGACTTCTTACCGAAGGATACCCTTGCTGCATTCACCACAGATAGGTCACTACCCATGTGGTCAATGTATGTAACTTCAATCATCTTGTTTCCCTTTGAATCTATGTTTAAAGAACACGATAACATTTATCATGGTGTTGATTGTTACCATTAATATAATCCACCACTGCCACCATACAAGACCACCAACCTCAAACATTAGTTTAGCTTTTCTTTATCGAAAGTCAACTCGACTAACATAGCTGTGTTCCAGTTGTCTGCCTCTTCCTGTGCTTCCTCTACCGTTTCAAAGCATAGTGGTTCATCATGTATTGTAAAGGGATTATTGCCTGAGACATACATCAAGTCACCATCTACGTTTATCATCACTGCGTACTTTTTCAATTTACTATCCCATTAAAAAGGACAGGGCCGTGAAGCCCTGCCAAGTTGGAGAGGAGAAACTAGGCTGCTTCAATCTCGTCATCTTCACGTTCAGGGATTGGAACGTGTTCCAGAATTTTGACTGACACAAGACTTGTACGTGAGTATGTCTTGCCATCGCTACCCTGAAAGGTTGTGATCAAGTTTGTCACAGCCGCCATAGAACCGTTACCGATACCACCGTTGATGTCTGCATCCCAGACCTGACCATCAGAGTCAGTAACCTTAGGAGCACCACCTGCCTGTGGAATCTCACGGCCATCCTTTGTCACGACAAGGTGCTTACGTTCAAACTTGACAACCAACTCACCATCCATCAACCGACGCTGGTTCGGTTTCTTCTGTGTGCCAGCTGACTTTAGTTTGTCATACTCAGTCTTGTCGAGAATTTGATTAACGGTATACGCACCGTTACACTCTTCGTATGCACCCTCATAACCTGTCATGTCACGAGTGTCCTCGAAGATTTTAGCCCACTCGATTGGGCCTGTAGTAGTTACTTCTTTGTATTTAGCCAACGGTAATCTCCTTTCTTGGCTGCTTCTGAATTGCATATAGCAACTATTAAGTTAATTGTCAAGCAAAAAATGACAGGGAATAAAGAAATAATCCATATCATTAGTGTGTATCTCTCCAGTTCTTACCGATGTCAGTCGATCCTGCAAGTGGGCAGATCATGTTGAAGTTCTTACCAGTGTCAACGATTGCCTGACGTTGTATCTCACCCAAGAGTTCAGCATCACGCATCGTACCTGTCACCTCTGTCTGCCATTCATCGTGAGGCCAAGTCACTAGCTTGAAGTCGATCCACTGTCTCTTCGCACGGTGTACCCACTGTAATGCAGCATGTTTCATGATGACAGACTCACCATTCTGTAACATACCTGCCAGTGTCTTGTGTGCATTGGGTACCTTGACCTTACGTCCGTCCAATCCCTTGAACCAACCACGACTAGCAATCTCAGGTATGCGTTGCTTCTTTAGTTTAGACAGACCTTGGATAGATTCCATGAAGTTCTCAACAGCCTGACCTGCTTCCTTCTGGTTTACCTTGAGTATCTGTGCAATCTTAGCATTGCCAGCACCAAGCAGGAAAGCATAAATGAATGTCTTCGCCATGTCACGTGTGATGTGTGACATCCCTAGAGCCTTACGGTTCAGGTTGTGGATGTCAGTTTCGTCTTCCTTCTTACCTGACACAATAGCATGGACGTATTCCTCTGACCGCATCAGGTGTGCGAGTACACGCAACTGGATGCCCTCAGCATCTGTACCTACTAGGTAAGAGAACGTAGGGACACACCACAAGGCACGGAACTGTCCGTCATACTTAGCCTTAACCTTCTCCACTTCTGTCTTCGGTTCACCGTGGAACTCAGCAGGGATGTTAGCCTGATTAGGGTTGCGGTGTGACATACGTCCTGTCCATGCACCGATGTGTGCAAAGCTACCGTGAATACGTGAATCGTCACCACAGTGGCCTAGCCACTCCACCAGTGAGGATCGGCGTCCCTCAAGGGTCAACCACTCGGCAAGACGTTTGCCTCCTGCTGGGGCTGTCTCAGGCAGTGTGCTAAGGTTTGCCTCGGATAGTGTCCATCCGTACTTGGCAAACTTAGCCCCTCTTGCTTTCTCGTCTTGCATACTCCAAACCCTCCTTGATTGTCTTCTTGATTTCTTCATCGACGTTATCACTTTTAGATCGATTGTCAACAGCAGGGATCACCTGCAAATTACCTGACCAGTGTGGGCCACCGTCAGAGATAGGCCACATGTGATCTACGTGGTGTTGGATACCTGTAGTTTCTGTTAGTAGTCGAGATAGATTATATGCAAACACTCTGCGTTTCTTGTCTACTGAGCAGTCACGAATAAACTTAGGGGTGTTCGTCTTTTTCCTTGCTTTACGTGATAAAGACTTCTCAATATAATAAGATTTGTTAGCTTCATAATGAACTTTCTTCTTTGCTAGAAGAACCTCTTTGTTGGCCTCCCTGTAAGCTTTATGTTTTTCTGCGATAGCCTCTTTGTTGGCTTCATAATGAACTTTCTTCTTTGCTGCGATAACCTCTTTGTTGGCTTTCCTGTAAGCTTTCTTCTGTGATAGGATAGCCTCTTTGTTGGCTTTCCTGTAAGCTTTCTTCTGTGATAGGATAGCCTCTTTGTTGGCTTCATAGTAAGCTTTGGCATATTCTGCGGAAACTTTTTTATTAGCTTCACGGTAGGTTTTTAGGCAAGATTTGCACCAGCTTTGAAGACCGTTTCGACTATTAAGTCTTTTATTAAACAGACTCCTATGTTTAAACTCCCCACACTTGAAGCACTTCTCTGCCTGTTCAATACTTTCGTTGTTGTTCTCTGTCATACTCAATGTGTCCTTTCGTTTTCTCGAACGGCTCCCATCCAGCTTCCCACAATCTTTCGATGCGTTGCTTGGGTGAGGCAGGATTAAATGGGATGTACTCATAGCACACTAATTCGTTTGGGTCAACTGATTTGTCGAGTGCCGTTGCAAAATATTTCTCTTGTGCTTTGGTGACACTAGAGAATAAACTACCATCTGCTTTCCGTCTGTACTTGATACGATTGACCTCTGTAAGTTTAGGCGGGAAGTCTTCTTGAAGACCCTGTTCAAGGTCTTCCATTCTTGTTTGTATTTCACCGAGTAACTCCTCTGCTTTATCCTGATCGAAGTAGAATCCGTTGTCGTGCATCTGTTCACACAGGATTTGTATGTCATGTTCACAACGTAAAGACTCTTGCCATTCAGGGTCTTCTATGACTTTCTTAAAGTGTTGATATACCTTGACGGTAACGGTTACGTCCTGTTGACAGTACTCTATCATCTCGTCTGAGAGTTTAGAGAAGTCTGTGAACCCTATCTTGAAATCACCTAGTCGTTTACCCCAAGCCTTGAGGCTGTGACCTGCACCATCTAGGGTGTAGTCCACCAGACGAGAGACAACCAAGGTGTCAATGACTTTCTGTTCGGGTATTGTCTGACCCAACAGCCTGTTTATCACTGGTACATCAAAGCCAAGACCATTATGAAAAACAAAACTGCTACAATTATTGCAGTACTCAACAAAGCGATCCCTTTCTTCTGGTATGGTTGTCAGGTTACAGAATGTCTCACGTTCACCCGTGTCAACATCCTCTGCACAGATAACCCAGATGTACTGTGGGTCTAGGCTTTCTGTTTCAATGTCCATTGCTACTGTTTTCATATTCTTTCCTTGCAATCCTTAGACTGTCTTTGATGTTCCTCTTGGTTACCTTACAGACAGAAGTTCCTTTAGTCAAGTTTTCTTTTGCAGGTATTATCTGTAAGTTTCCTGACCAGTGAGGGCCACCGTCTGACAGAGGCCACATGTGGTCCACGTGATGTTCAATGCCAGTTGCTAGAGAGATTACTTCACGTAGTTTGAATATTTTTTTTAACCTTTGTCTTTCTACATCACATTTTTTAAGAAACCTAGGTATTGCTTTACGTTTAAGTGCTCTTCTTCTTGAACTTAGCTCCGCAGATTTTTCTTTGTTATTTTGATAGTAAGCTTTAGTAATCTCACTTATCTTCTCCTTGTTATTTTCTTGGTAAGCTTTCTTAATCTCCTTTATCTTCTCTTTGTTAGCCTCTCTGTAAGCTTTATTATACTCACTTATCTTCTCTTTGTTAGCTTCGTTGTAAGCTTTTTCCAGTACCTGTCTACAAGCCTTACAATCGGGTCTATGACCATCCTTTCTAGCTCTCTGTCTATAAAACATCTCATAAGGTTTAACCTCACCACATTTAGTACACCTCTTAGTCATCATCAGGTGCTCCAAATATGTCATGCCAGATACACTGGATTACAGTCCAAGGCCATAACAGGCTATGCATTCTTGCACGATTAACATTCATTTCACCCTCTCGTTCCAAGAGGTGAAAGATCGTAGCCACGTGTATGTAGTGCAGGTAGATACCTAGGCAATACAACACCCCTGCGGCTGTCGCCATGTAATCAAAAGTCATCTGGTTTCTC